CAAACAAGTAATTCAAAAAGTAGCAACAGGTTCAATCGTAGTTGATGCTTCTTGTGCATTTACAAACACAGGAGACGTAACACTTACTGAAAGCGTTTTGACTACAAAAGAACTTCAAGTTAACCTTGAGCTTTGTAAAAAAGATTTATTCCAAACTTGGCAAACAGCAGAAATGGGTTACAGTGGTTTTAGAACTTTACCTAAAACGTTTTCGGATTTCTTAATTGCACACGTTGCTGAAAAAGTAGCAGCTGCAACAGAAACTGCAATATGGAGCGGAACAGCAACAACAGGTTCTTATTTAGGTCTTAAAGCGAAGTTAATCGCAGCAGGTGCGCCATTTGTAGGTACACCATTAACAGGTGCAGCTTTAACAGCAGCAAACGTTATTTCTGAAATGGGTAGAGTTGTAGATTTAATTCCTGCAACACTTTACGGAAACGAAGGATTAAGATTGTATGTTTCTCAAAAAATTGCTAAATTGTACGTTCGTGCATTGGGTGGTTTTGGTGCTTCAGGTTTAGGAGCAAACGGAGTTAACGCACAAGGAACACAATGGTACACAAACGGTTCACTTTCTTTTGACGGTATTCCTGTTTTTATGGCTAACGGACTTGGTGCTGACAATATGATTGCTACAACTGTAGATAACTTGTATTTCGGTTGTGGTTTATTAAACGACCAAAACGAAGTTAAGGTAATTGATATGGCTGATATTGATGGTTCGCAAAATGTACGTGTAGTTTTACGTTACAATGCAGGAGTTGAAATTGGTTTTGCTTCAGACGCAGTAACTTACGGAGCGTAATATTAAATAAAAAGCGGGATGTAAAAATTCCGCTTTATTTTATTCACAATTAAAAACAAAACACGATGCCTTGTTTATTAACACACGGAAGAGCTGAATCTTGTAAAGAGTTTGTAGGCGGAATTAAGTCTATTTATTTTATTAACTACGGAGATTTAGGCGCAATTACTTATGATGGAGTTTCACCTGCAAACCCAGACATAACTGACCAAATTAAAACTATTGCAGGAACTATGAATTTGTACAAGTATGACTTGAAAGGCGCAAATAGTTTTGAGCAAACAATTACAAGTTCAAGAGAAAACGGAACAACATTTGTAGAACAAACTTTAACTTTTACAATTAAAGGTTTAGATGCAACAACAGCAAAGCAAATGAAATTACTTGCTTGGGGACGTCCACACGTAGTAATTAAAACAAACGCTAACAATTTCTTTTTAGCAGGACTTAATCACGGAATGGATGTAACAACAGCACTTATTTCAAACGGTACTGCAATGGGTGACCTTAACGGTTTTACTTTGACATTGGTTGGACAAGAAGCAATTAATGCAAATTTCTTAAGTGTTGCTTCACCTTATGCTGATACAGATTTAACAGGTGCAACAAAAGTATTTACAGGCGGAACAGTAGTTACTTCTTAATACTTAAAAAATTATTTTTAAAGCCATTCTTATTGAGTGGCTTTTTTTTTGTCTAAAAAAAGAACAAAAACACGAATATTTAATTATACTAATATGATAGTATTAACACCTTCAGGAAGTCCGCAAACGTTTAGTTGTATTCCACGTGACAATACTTTTAACGTTATGGAAATAACAGACGAACAAACAAACGTTACTACTACAATTACAATTGCTTCAAGAACAGTTGGCGATTATATTTATACAATAACAGCAACTTACGCTTTAATAGAAGGACACACCTATACATTAGTTTTAAAATACGGAACTAACATAATTTACAAGGATAGAATATTTTGCACAGCACAACCTTTAGTTACATTCTCGGTTAACAACAACCAGTATGTTTCTAATTCCACAACAAATGATTTTATAGTTTATGAATAACTTACACGTACTTAATTTGTCGGCTTATACGTCACCTGTTATTTCGGAAACTAACCGAGAAAATTGGGTTGACTTTTTAACCGATGACGGAGACCAATATTTTCAATTCTTAATTGAACGATATTCTAATTCAACAACGAACAACGCTATTATAAACAACGTAGCACGATTAATTTACGGAAAAGGTTTAAGTGCATTGGACGCTAATAAAAAGCCGAACGAGTACGCACAAATGATGTCTTTATTTCACAAAGAAGACGTTAGAAAAATGGTTTTGGATAGAAAAATGTTTGGACAATTTGCTATTCAAGTACACTACAACGACAAACACGACAAAATATTAAAAGCATATCATATACCGGTTAACCTTTTACGAGCTGAAAAATGCGACAAAGACGGAAACATAACAGGTTATTATTATTCAGACAATTGGGACGATACTAAAAAGTTTGCACCAATTAGATTTAACGCTTTTGGTTATAGCAAAGACAAAATAGAAATACTTTATTCAAAACCTTATTCGGTTGGAATGAAATATTACGCTTATCCGGACTATCAAGGTGCAGTTCCTTATACACTTTTAGAAGAAGAAGTTGCAGACTACTTAATTAACGAAGTACAAAACGGATTTAGTGGAACTAAAGTTGTAAACTTTAATAACGGAATACCAACGGACGAACAACAAAGTATTATTTCAAATAAAGTTTTAAGCAAATTAACAGGTTCACGCGGACAAAAAGTAATTGTAGCTTTTAACAACAACGCAGAAAGCAAAACAACAGTTGAAGACATTCCGTTAAACGATGCTCCAGAACACTACACGTATTTAAGCGAAGAATGTTTACGCAAAATAATGTTAGGACACAATATAACTTCACCTTTATTATTTGGTGTTGCTTCAACAAATGGTTTTTCAAGTAACGCAGAAGAACTAAAAAATTCATCTATACTTTTTGACAATATGGTTATAAGACCGTTTCAAGAAGAACTATTAGACGCTTTTGATAGCATTTTAGCTTACAACGGAATTGCTTTAAAGTTATTTTTCAAGACTTTACAACCACTTGAATTTACGGACTTGGAAAACACGCAGAACGAAGAACAAGTAGCTGAAGAAACAGGAACAGAATTAAGCGCACATACAAACCCATTAATTGATTTAGGAGAAGAACCACAAGACAATTGGATTTTAATAGATGAAAAAGAAGTTGACTACGACACAGATGACGAAGAAAACGAGTTGTTGAGTAAAGAGCCAAAACAAAGTTTATTAAGTAAAATTGTAAACTTGGTTAGTACAGGAGAAGCAAGACCAAACATAACAAGCGCACAAGATAAGATAATTAAGCAATTAAAATTTATTGTACGTTATAAATATGTAGGAGCAATAAACGAAAAAACAAGACCTTTTTGTACTCAAATGATAAGTGCAAATAAAGTTTATAGAAAAGAAGATATTTTAGCAATGGGCGATGTTGCAGTAAACGAAGGTTGGGGAGCAAAAGGCGCATCAACGTATTCAATATGGCTCTATAAAGGTGGTGGAAATTGTTACCATCGATGGAATAAACAAGTTTATGTTGTTCCTTTAGGAAAAGGAATTAATATAAATGATGCAAAAAAAATAGGACAACTAAAAGCCGCAATTAGTGGTTACATAGTTGTTAATCCGGAACTTGTTGCTAAACGTCCTGTTGATATGGATAACTACGGATTTTTACCAAGCAACCCACAACCACCAAGAACAATAACACGATAATGGCAGACGCACTTTTAGTCACAAGACAAGACATAGTTAAATTTACTTCGTTAAACGGAAATGTTGACACGGACAATTTTATACAATACATAAAGATTGCACAAGATACAGACTTGCAAAATTTCACCGGTACGAAGCTATTAGACAAGATAAAAGCGGACATAATAGCAAATACATTAAGCGGTAATTATTTAACGCTTACAACGACTTATTTAAAGCCGATGTTAATTCACTTAGCAATGAAATATTATTTGCCATTCGCAGCTTACACGATTTCAAACAAAGGTGTTTACAAACACAATTCTGAAAATTCAACAAGCGTAGAAAAAAACGAAATAGACTTTTTAATTGAAAAAGAAACACAAATAGCACAACACTACACACAACGTTTTATTGACTACATAAGTAATAACACAAGTTTATTTCCAGAATACAACACGAATTCAAATAGCGATATGTTTCCTGACACTAATAATAATTATACAGGATGGTACATTTAAGAACATACAAACCAAAGGAAGTTAATATCGTTAAATTAAAGACTTACCTAAACACTATAAAAAATGGGAAGTAGTTGGGGTTCTTTACCTTCGAGAACAAGTCCAAAAGGTGGACAACGTGGTTGTCTATGTAAAGACGGAAAAAGCTATTCTATAAAGTGTTGTAACGGAAGTTTAAGCGCTCAAGGAATAGGAGTAATTGACGGTGTAGTAAATCCAATAGTACCTATTTTTCCTGCTAACACTATTGCACCTGTAATAAGTGGCGCTACGGCTTTAGGTAGTGTACTTTCATCAACAACAGGAACTTGGATAGGAATACCTACACCAACTTTTGCTTACCAATGGCGAAGGGGTGTAACAAATATAACCAGCGCAACAAATTCAACTTATACTTTAGTAGTTGGTGATTCAGCACAAAATATAACTTGTGTAGTAACTGCAACAAATACTTTAGGAAGCGCGTCAGCAACTTCAAATATTATAACAGCACAAACATATTCAGCACCTGCTAATACTATTGCGCCTGTTATTAGTGGAACAACAACACTTGGTAGTTTACTTTCTTCAACAACAGGAACTTGGACGGGCAATCCATTACCTACTTTTGCATACGAATGGACAAGAAATGGTTTACCTATAATTGGTGCAACATCATCTACATATACTTTAGTAATAGAAGATTCTAATGCTAATATTAATTGTTTTGTAGATGCTACTAATGCTTTAGGTACTGCAACTCAAATATCTAATACAATTACAGCAGGTAATTATTCAAACATAAATAGAATAACAGAAATTAACGACCAAAGAATAACAGAAAATAATAATAACAGAATAACACAATAAATTATGGCAGATTTAAAAATTAGTCAATTAACCGCAAAAGGTTCAGCAATAGCAAATACTGATTTAATAGAA